AATATGAAAACAAATGGCAGTTTATTAATATTAATTTTATTAGCTGGGGTAGTAGTTTACGCCGCTACTAAAAAAAGAAAAGGATCTATTGAAATAGGTCCTTTAAAAAGTGGCTTTAACCCGGAAGATATTTTAACGGACGAGGAAAAAACAATGTTTGAAATATGAAAAACAAAAACTTATTACTATTATTAGCAGCGGGAGCAGCATACTGGTATTTTTTTATGTATAATAAAAAAGCAGTTATGCCAGTAAGCCAACCAGGAACGCCGGACGTACCAGGACAGGGCGCACCAGCACAAGTTCAAACACAACCAGCGGTAACTACCGAAGCTGTTACTATTGTAGATCAAATTAAAAGTTTTAGCGAGCCTACAAGAGTGCTAGAGCATAAACAAGACGAAGTTTATCAAACATATTACGTTAACCAGGTGAGTGGAGTTAAAAAAATGGGCGTACCGTTCACAATTTAATTTTCTTTTCACCTTTAATAAAAACAAAATGGCCGATTTTAAAGTAACAGCGGATCTAGTAAAATATGACGTGAGTTTTATTACTTACGACGTTAGCGGATATGTTACAAGCGACTGCAATAGTATTTTATTTATCAATTACGGATCTAATGCCGTACAGATAGAAAGCGTAGTGCTGCAACAAAATCAATCTTTACAGATTGAAGGCAACCAGGGCGAATATACAACGCGCCGTTTTTTTGCCAACTTTATTAATTCAGGGGGATACAATAACCTGGTAACTGTTAAGAAAAATTATATACTGTAATGCCAAAGATAGATTTATCAATGTTAAACCAAAGACAGACGCCAGCGTTTTACGCTGACGTTTTAGCCAATAGGCCCGCAGCTGGTTTTGTTGGTAGGATCTTTGTGTCAACTAATACATACGCGTTTTATCGCGACAATGGTACAAGCTGGGATCTAATCGGTGGCCCAGGCACCGGAACGGTAACTGGTAGCGGTACAAGTGGCCAGGTTACATATTGGAACGGTGCTAGTACAATTACTGGTACAAATAACTTATTTTATGACGCTGGTAATAGTAGGCTTGGTATTAATAACAATACACCAGGCGCACCTTTAGACGTTCATAGTAGTTTATCTGGTGCTATTATTCAGGCTAATCAAACAGCTGGTACAAATAATACTTTAATGGCTTTTCAAAATGCCGGTACAAGTTTATGGCGTATTGGTAGCTTTTACAATGCTGGTGCCAATGATTTTGGGGTTTATGATGTAGTGAGTGCTATTCAACCAGTAACAATTAAAAAGACAACGGGCCAGGTATTAATTGGAACATCAACAGTTGGCGCTGGTAAATTAGTTGTTGCTAGTTCAAGCAGCGATAACGGTATACAGATAGTAGGTGCAACAGCGCCTAGTTTACGTTTAGATAACACAGAAACCGGCCCAACAAAGCGTGCTGGACTTGGTATTTCAACTGGAGTAAACAATTTTATCCAGGGTAGTGCAGATCGCGACTTCTGTATTTTTAACGGATCAACAGCAGCGGCAAGCCCAATATTATTTGGAGTTTATGACGCTGGTGCTACAAACGTCCAGGAAGCAGCAAGAATAAGTGCAAGCAGAAACTTTTTAATAGGTACTACAACAGACGCGGGCCAAAAGCTACAAGTTAGCGGAACGGCTTATATTTCAACAAGTTTATTAGTAGGATCTAATTCTACAACTGGTTTTACTAATTCTAAATTGTTTGTAAAATCTACAACTTCTAATGATTATGAAGGTTTAGTAATTCAGTCTTCAAGTAATAGTGATTCTATAACTATTGCTCATACTGGAACATTAGGTAGAATTGCAACAACATACGGAACTGGTGGAACTGGAACATTTACAGATTTAGCTTTATCAACAAGTAGTATTGATAGATTATATATTACCAGCGCCGGTAACATCGGAATTGGTACAACTATACCAGCAACAAAATTACAAGTAAATGATAGTGGAACTGGTGCATATACTATTCTTACAGTATTTAACAGACAAGCTAGAGCAGCTGGAGTAGGTGCAAGAATAAATTTATTGCCAAATAGCGATTTTACAGCAGGAGTTGATACTGGCGGAGCAATTTCAGCAGTTAATACAACCGGCGGCGGCCCAAATAATACAGATTTAATTTTTGAGTCTAGTTCGCTTGGAACTGGTTATGAAGCTATGAGAATAACTGGTGCTACAAGAAACCTACTAATCGGCACAACAACAGACAACGGAAATAAGCTGCAAGTAAATGGAAACACAAGCGGTTTTTCATTTACAACAAATAATGTAAACGGCAACAATTCTTCTTTTGACGCAAATTATAGCACTGATTATACAGTATTAAGATCTGCTAAAAGTGGTACAAGAAGTTGGCAAATAGATAATGTTAGCAACAATTTTCAAATATATATTCAGGGATCTGCAAACTATCCTTTAAAAATTACAAGCGCTGGTTATATTATACCAATATTACCAACAAGCGCAGCGGGTTTACCAAGTGGCGCTTTATGGAATAATTTGGGAATAGTAAGCGTAGCACCTTAATTTTAAAATAAAATAATATGAAACAAATACAACCTATTCAAATCTGGGTAAACGGTCAGCAACAAACAGCAACCGTTTTTAACCTAATTATCATCAACGACAATTTATTAAACAGTGCAACTTTTTACTGGCAGTTATTAGATAGCGCAGAAGTAAAACTTGCAGACGGAAATTTAACAATGGTGGAGCCGCAGTATGACCAGTGGGGAACTGCAACAGACGTTAACCAATGGGCGTACGAATGGGCCGCAACACAGTTAAATATTACACTAGCTTAATTAATCTTTAAATACTAAAACAATGGAAACCAAACAAGCACTTGCAATTTTAAAACAAATTTTAGACGCAGCTAGCAAAAGCGGACTTTTTGAAAATTTAACGGCAGCTATGACAGCGGCCGACGCTTACAATGCAATAGCTAGAGAAATATTAAAAGAAGAAGACAATGCAAACGGATCTGTTATTTAGTATATGTATTTTTATTGCCGCTGGTGGTGGCTTCTATTTTACAACCAAAAACCGTTTGGATAAAATAGAACGTGATCTAGCCAGGCACAATAACACTAATACAGAAATATTAGACCGTTTAGCGCGCATTGAAACAAAACTTGATTTTGTAACTAAAAAATAAATTTTATGTTCAAAAACTGGAAAACATCATTATTTGGACTAGGCGCAGTAATTACTGGAGTGGCTACTGTATTAAAAGGCGACGTGCCAACTGGTATTACAGCCATTTTAAGCGGCCTAGGACTATTTGCAGCCAAAGACGGCGACATCAACCTAAATAACCGTCCATAATGACAGACCAGGCTAAAAAATACCTGGTTATTGGAATTGTGGCGTTAATCTTATTAAGCAGCACAATGGCAATAGGGGCAAAGGCAGAAGAACTGATCAAAAAGTTTGAAGCCGACGACATAAATAAGTACTTAGATGCGTACATAGATCCAGTAGGAATACCAACAGTTGGTTATGGATCTACCTACAATTACGACGCCAATAGGCCAGTAAAATTAGGTGATAGCGTAACCCAGGCTAAAGCGGTGGAATGGCTAAGAAAAGAAACTAAAGCTATTGTGCCACAAATCAAAGCCCTGGTAAAAGTGCCTATAAACCAAAACCAGTTAGATAGTTTAACCAGTTTTGTGTATAACGTAGGTATTGGAAACTTTAAAAATAGCACTTTATTAAGGCTTTTAAATAGCGGCGCACCTAAAACAGAAGTGGCGGCGCAGTTTGATCGCTGGAATAAAGGCACAGTAAACGGCCAAAAGGTAGTTTTACCTGGGCTTACAAGACGCAGAAACGAGGAAAAAGCGCTATTTTTAGCATAATTCGGCAAGTTTGGTAGATAAATAAAGCAAAGTTTAGTAGAGAAAGCCTGGTATGTCTATACCGGGCTTTTTTATGTCTATTAAAAAATAAATTTGGTAGTTTGAACGTTTTTACTATAATTTTACCAAAGACAAACAAAACCCTAATATATGCACCTAAAAACTGACAGTAAGATCCTGGGCGAGATAGCCAGCTTACAATCTAAGATTTTGCGCCTGGAAGCACTGCGCGCACTTACACCGTACGAACAATGTACATTTTTTTTCTATTCTAGTAGTGGTAAATTTTTATCCTTAAATGAAAATGACGTGCCGTTTGATCTATCTTTTGAAATTAGGATATTGATAGACGCGGCACTGGAGCATTACCAGTACGACATTAAAAGATTAGAAAATAGTTTTCAATGCGAAGAAAAATAATAAGATTTGCCGCAATAATTTTTTTTGTGGCAATTAGCGTACCAGTATGCGTATTAACATACAGCGGCGCTTACATACTTTTTTACCTATTTAAATTTTATCATTTATTAAAACCAAACAAATGAAAAACGAGTATTTAAAGGATCTAGCCGACGGCTTCGGATCAATGAACAAAGTTGAAAACAAAAAAAACGAAAAGCAGCCTGACTACCAGGGCTATTTTAAAGCAGACGGAAAACTATACGAAGTTGCTGGCTGGGTAAAGATTAGCAAAGCCAATAACAAATACCTTTCTATTGCAGTGAAGGAGTTTACAGAAAAAACAAATAATACTGATCTATGATAGAATTACCAACAGACAAAGGCACAATATATTGTGAACTTATTACTATCCAGGACACGCCTTTTATTTTTTTTAGTACCCTAGAGGACGTACAAAGAGCAATAACTTGCGTTTATCCAGTTAGATACTATTCTATTGAAACAGCTTTAAACGAATTTATTAACCACACAAAAAAAACTTATGAAAGTAGAAAAAAATAGCCCAGCTTTTCCGTGTATGCCGGCCCAGGATCAATTCGGCAGAATTTACGCACCAATACCAGGTATGACGAAATACGAACACGTTTTATTACAGATCCTTTGCGCTAAAGAAATGCAAAACAATCATAGTAAAATAGGACTTTCTACACTTTTAAGAGAATGTACTATTTTAGCCGACGAATATTTTTTAACCCTAGAAAAATTACAAGATGAAAAAGAAGCTAGCCCAGTTATTTCAATTCAGTAACAACCAGCAAGCTGTAATAGCCCTAATTATTGCAGCTATCTTAACCGCTTTTTTACAAAGTATATAATGGTAGAAGGACAAAACAAATTAACTTTAGAAGAAAAACTAGCTGCACGAAAATTTAAACCTGACTATATCCCCCCACAAAGCCAGGTAGTATTTACAGTTCAAAATAAGCCTATAGGAGTTTTACAAAATTTCATAGTAATTTCGGGCTTACCAAAAACAGCGAAAAGCACTATACTTTCGGCCGCAATCGCTAGCGCTTTCCAACCAGGTGAAGTATTTACAATGAAATTTACTTTCCCGGAAGGAAGGCGCAGAATTGCGTATTTTGACACCGAAAGCAGCGACTACGACTTTTACAGACAAGTTAACAGAATTAAGCAATTTAGCAACTTAAACAATTTACCGCCCTGGTGCGACTGCTTTACTGTGCGCGAAGACGGCCCAGGTGAAATAAGGGCCTTAATTGTTAATTATTTAGAAAATAACCCTGACTGCCCGGTTATCATAATTGACGGGCTTCTGGATCTAATTTTTGACTACAACTCAGAAATAGAGAGCCGCAAGCTAGTGAACTGGTTTAAACGTCTTACAAAGGTATATAACTGTTTATTTGTAGGCGTATTACACCAGGGCAAAGGCCTGGGCGCGCAAACATTAGGACACCTAGGATCTAATTGTGATCGCTGGGCTTCTAGCACGCTTGAAATGGTAAAAGACAAAGACAAAAAAACTTTTACTTTACAGCCTAGATTTTTAAGGAGTTCGGAAGATTTTGATCCAGTTGTGTTAATGAACATTGGCGGCAACTGGCAGCAAGTATCTATTGAAGGTGAAAGCAAAAAGCCTGAAATTAAGCACCCAAAACAATTTACAGAACTTGATCATAAAAATATAATAAACCAGCTTATTTATGGCCCTATTGCGTATAAGGATCTAATTTCAGACATACAAGAGCAACACGCAAAAGGTACTAACTGGGCCAAGCAATTATGCAAAATTTGGATTGATAAAAAATATATAACAAAAGTCAATAACGAATACATAAAAAACTATTAAAATGACACCTAAAGAGAAAGCAAAAGAATTATACTTAAAATATACTGATGCTCTTAATATAAGAGATTTACAAACAACGGCTAACCCATTTGCTAAACAATGTGCCTTAATAGCCGTAGATGAAATATTGGAAATTGTAACAAGTGATAATAGTGCTTTGATAGTCGAATTACCATATTGGCAAGAAGTTAAAAAAGAAATTGAAAAATTATGAGAAAAGATACTAAACGCTTCATAGCTTATATGTTAATGCATAAACATTTTAAACTTGTAAAGAAGGGCGCCAACTGGCGTATAGAGTACAACGGGCAACTATTACAGCCCGAGGACGTAGAATTTTTAAAGTTAATTGCAAAAAAAAGCGGCCAAAAATTTGACCGCCTGGACAAAACAATTAACCCTAATTAACTGCTTATTTTCCTTTCACGACAAAGATATATAAAAATGGAATACTACACAGCAATTATTTTTTTTGAGGATCACAAAGAAATAACACCAAAAAAATACCGGAATATAAACCGAGTTGAAAACTTTATTGATTTTGCCCGCAAAGTTGGCGGACATTATGTAAATTTATACGAGAAACGAACGAAAAAATTTTATTGCCGCGTCTGGTTGAACAATTAAAACACAGCAGCAACCCAGCACGCCGCCAAAAGACCAGCCAAGCGCTGGTTTTTTTGTGCCTGGTATGTATCGCTTATTTAGTGGTTTAAAATAAAGGTGAAATGAAAATAATTTAAACCGGTTTAAGTGGTTTAAAATAGGTGGTTTAATTTTTATCTTTGCTAGCTCCCGCGTACGCAAAGATAATAAATTTTAAACTAAAAGTTTAACCAACACACACTATTTTTAAAAAAAAATTTTTTTGAGGAATTTCCAGGTAATTTTCGTAACTTTGTAAGGTATGGCAGCTAAAAAATGGGTGGGCGTCCTACTGGGAGCCGCAGCAATTTGGTGGATCTATGGAAAATATCGTTTTAGTCAGGGGGTTAGCTTCCTGATAACTAAAATTGGTATCGGCGGCAGCTTTTTAAACCCTGAAATCAATTTGGACGTAACTATTTACAATCCTACCAATATTTCAACAACAATTTCAAATATTAATGCAGAATTATTTTTGGCTAGTGGCCAAAAAATAGCTGATGTATATTACAACCAAAAAACAGACATTAAAGCCAACAGCCAGGTAGTTTTACCGCTGCAAGCTGTAACGACGTTTAGCGGAGCTGTTAATGCAATTAGTGAGGTAATTAGAACGAAATCGGCCAATTTTAAATTGACTGGAACGGCAGCAGTTGATGGGATCTATTTACCTTTTGACATAAACTATAATTTTTACAATGGTTAGTAAAAGCGCAGTTCTACAAAAGCTGGCGCCTTTTAAAAACTATAAAAAGGTAGTAAGTTCGGATCAAACAGTTACCGACATAATAGACGGAATTGTAGACACACATTACCAGTGGCAGAAGGAATATGACAAAATAAGCGATTATTTTGTTGGGGAAAGCGAACTTGAAACGGCGCGTAATATTTGGAACTTTTTGAAATCAAACGTTCCTTATTACATTGAAAGCACCAGCAATCAAACACTACGAAGCCCTAGCGCTATTGTAGCAATGCCAGGCGACTGTAAAAGTTACGCTTTATTTGCAAATGGGGTTTTGGATAGCTTAAACAGAAAAGGTATTTTACAAGTGCCACTAGCGTTTAGGTTTGCGGGATATAAAGATAGTACCAGGGAGCCGCAGCACGTTTTTGCTGTTATGTATCCTGGAACAAAAAAAGAAATTTGGATTGATCCAGTGTTGGCTAGATTTAACGAAAAAAAACAACCTAGTTTTTACAAAGATAAAAAAATAAAAATGGCACTAATTGCTTTAAGCGGAGTAGGTTACACATCAACCGACAAACGCGCAGAAATGGAAGCGTATAGAGATAAATTGGTAAGAGATCGCGACAGACTTTTACAAGCTGGCGTAATTACACCAGGATCCAGTAAGGAGTTGCAATATAAAGTTGCAATTAATAAAGTTACTGTTGCACTTCAAGATCTACCTAGCATTGGAAGTATTTTTGATACCCTTAAAAATTTTACCGATACTGGTAAAGCAGCAGCAAGCGCCGCTAACCCGGTTAACGTAGCTTTTGACGCAGTAAGCAGTTTAGTAAACTTATTTGCTAATAAGCCTAACCCTAACGACTGGCAGGGCTGGGACGCAAGCGACGTGCGTATTAAAGCGCCAAAAGGCACTAACGCAATTAACTGGATCATTAACGACGGCGACAGCGTACAAAATGAAGCGTTAAATTTAGTAAGATATATCCAGGCAAACGGTACCGGTAACATTTTGGGCCGTTCAACCTGGTTTAATAGAACTATTACTATTGAAGATTTAGCTGACAAATTAAGCCGCGGTGGTTATGGCCAGGAAGCTGCTCAATTAGTACAACAATCAAAAGGAACTTTTGACGTACCAGGTACAACTAAAGCTGGTATGAATATTTGGGTAACACTAGGAATTGTGGGCGCTGGTATTTTCTTACTTTCAAAAATAAAAAAATAATGACCGCAGCACAAAAAACAGCAAAAGCCAATTTTAAAAAGGCTATTGAATACAGAAAAAAAACTGGCGTTTCTTTAAAAGAAGCGTTTGCACACGTTTACGGTAAAAAAGTAGGCGCGGCACCTAAGAAAAAAGCAACTAAGAAAGCAGCA